CGATCCTGATTTTTGGAAAGCCAAATATCTCGCGATCGCGCTGTGATTGTGTACTTCAGTCGTTCGCATTGTTTGCTTTGGCGTTTTATGCGGAAGGCCAAAGCAAACAAATCAAAAAATAAATTATGAAGATTTCTTATTCTTCACATACGAGGTTATATGTGACGAAACTATAGCGGATCTCCGTTTGGATTTCAAGTACTTGTTCTGAAGTTCTTCGTTGTGAATAAGTCTGATAACGAAGTCGACAAATCCCTCTAGTCTCGGCGAGATGTCTGTGTCCCAATTCACAGAATTCCGGTTTACAGAGATGACATTAACATCTTCATGAAGAACGCTGTGTTCCTTAGTCTTGAGGCATTCCACGAGAATTGCCTTATCCAGACCGAGGAGTTGCAGATACATTTGTATTTGAATAGACTCATACTGTGGGATGATTCTGAAAAGCCTGTTCACGCGATTCTTGATCTCTATCAAGGTATTACGATCCTTTGTGATTCCGTCAATCTTCCCGCCGATGAACCACGGGAAAGTCCCATATTCGTTCTCGACGACTCCCGCCTGTGATTTATAGAAGTTCGGATCCTCTATGACGTCGATTCCAAGAGATTCCCTGATGTAATCAAACACCTTGGATTCCTGTGCATTCCCATATGTGGTATATGTAGTTTTACGAATGGCGTCGTCAACCACTCCGTAGAACTCGTGACTGATGTAATTCAGATTAGCATACTTTGTGAACTCGGAGGAAAGTTTGCTATACTTCTTCGCAACATCCGTCGAGGTTTCCTCTTCGTTCCCGGCCACTTTCATGATATCTGCGATCTTAGGATGATTCTTCTCGAGGCGGTCGATGATTTCCTCCGAGGTCATTATCATGTTGCGACTCAGCGCGGTTCGATAGCTCGAAGAATGCGCTCGCTCCCAGAACGCCTCCACGGCATCACATATCTTTTTATGTTTATTATCTCCGATGCACGCGGCTCCTTGCGACGCGTACACGCACAGATATGGTTCGATACGGGCGTCAGTAGCCTGAGAATTCATTTTTATATTGTATGAAATCCTTTTTCTTAAGTTATTTATACGAGTGTCATATAGTCACATCATTTTATAAATGTAATTAAATGATAGTATTTATATGTATTTATATTAAAGATATGTCGAACGGAGTATATATTTACGAATGGGCAAAGAAGAGGAAGTTCTTCGGCAGAACCGTGAACGAGGTTAGCCATTTACTTTTGGACAGGGGAGTCCTATGCATTCCGGAAAGTTCAAACGACGACTTCATTCACGAATACTCGAGAGGAGTTTTGATGGGAGGAAGGCCGTCCTGTATCGTCGAATACAAACCAAGAGTGTTCCGGATGTTTTATGACCTAGACATTGTCACGAGGGACATCAAGATGGCCAAGATGATGTCTGCTGGTGATTTTCAAGATAATGTCAAAAACATCATGCACACAATATGCATCGCGACGGTGTTTTTATTCGACGTGACAAAGACTTCGGCGACCATCTGTATTTCGAACGTCCCCAAGAAAAAGGAAGACGAAATCAAGGTGGGAATCCATATCACATTTGACAATATTTTTGTGACATCTCCCACTGCTCTGCATATTCGTGAAAAGGTTCTAGAACTTCTCGATGTGGAAGAGAACCCGTTTGCAAACTCGTGGGATCAAATAGTCGATGCCGCCGTGTTCAAAGGTTCCGGGATGCGTCTGCCATGGGCCGCAAAGAACGACGATCTAAAACGAGTGTACATTCCGCGGATGGAGTATTTGTTGGACTCGCAAGAAAGTGGAATCATCGAGACAAAACTCTTTCCCGACGACATAATCAAATCTCTCGCGTCGGTGAAAGAAGTTATCGCCAAGACGTGTCTTCGCGCCAGAGGAAGTCTTACGAAACTGAGAAATCCCGAGATCGACATCGAGTGTTCGTCGCCTACACACTCTGGAAACTTTTCACATGCTTCTCTCAAGGAGTATTCCGGTGCCATAGGTGAAATCGAACGATTAATCCCGTCGCAATATGAAGGTAATGTGACGGGAGTAATCAAGGCGGAACATGTGTATATGTTTAGACACTCCTCGAGATATTGCGATAATGTTGGAAGAAATCATAAGTCATCCAACACCTATTTCCTGGTCAGCAAGTCCGGCATGCGACAGTGTTGTTATTCCAGAAAAGACGAGGATGTCGGGCAGAAGTATTGCAGATGCGGTGATTTTAGAGGAGAGATCATAAAACTACCAACATCGCTGATCGATGAACTATTCCCGGACGAAGACGAGAAGAAGATTTTGCCTCCGCCACCGATGCCGAGCAGCAGCATAGAAGACTTCCTGTCAATCGACAGTATTGTAGAACGCGCCAGAAAGAAACCGGTGCAAAAAAAGAAGGTATCCGTTAAAAAACAAACGTATACGCATGGTTCGGCAATTGCAAAGGTATTTGGATGAAACAAAGTGTTTGTTCATCACGCGTAAAATAACTTAACAAATTTTATATGTGTAAAATAATTACAATGGCAACCAACAACACTATCGTCGAGCTCCCCACCGGACTGACCCTCGAGCCCGATTACCTACAGATCCCCGGCCAGAACTTCGCACTGGTAAGTTTTGTGGGACCCGAGTTCTGCCGACAGAAGAGCGGCCAGTTCGCAATGAAGGTCCGCGGTGTTTTCGCCACAGAGGAGGAGGCCAAGGCATACGTGAAACGTCTCCAGCGAAGTGGTGACAACGTCGTGGACATTTTCCTCGTGGCCATGTACAACTGGGTTCCCTGCCCTCCGGACCCCATGGCCGTGCAGAGCCAGGAATATCAGGAGCAGTTCCTGCAGGAGCTGATGACCGGTTACGCCGAGAGCCAGCGGTCTGCCAAGGAAATTTTCAACGACCGTAAGGAAAGAGTGATGAAGGATGGACTAGACGCACACCTAACCGAGAAGGAGAGGATCCCCCCTCCCACCGCATCTCTTCCCGCCCCTGAGAAGATGCCCAAGTTCACCAAGGAGGTCATCCCAGAGGAGACCGAGGAGGAGATTAAGGAGGCGGCGGATGCCAGCACTTCTGCGACCATCAATAGCGTGTTTGGAGAAGACGCGTGGATGCAGAACAAGAAGGCGTAAAATACAGAAAATACAGAAAAAAATACATTGTTATGAAAGTGATTTAATTGATTTTCGTATCAACTTGACAAAATCATAATATAAGGCATAACAATTTAATAAAATATATCTTTATAGTACAAAGATGTCTCTGGCTCTCATTAAAGATCCCAAAGACTATCTGGAAGTATCCCTTCGAGAATTCTTCGACGACGATGAGAATACGTCTACGATGCTAAAAATAATTCATAATGAGTTGATGAGCCTCCGAACATTAGACTGGTTCGTTTCGAACTACTCGAAGAAAAAGAATATCATGTTCACGACGAGCTCCGGGAAGTTGTTCAATGTTTTCATGGAATACAAAAGTCAGCTGAAGAGTTATTCTAAGAGAATGTTCGACCCTTTCAATCGGGGGGATCGCATTGTCTTCAAAGACAACGACGGTAGCGAAATTTCTACAACGTGTGGGCAGCTCAATTTTTTCAGATGGGTCATCAAAAACGATATAGTTAAAGAATGTCTGAGAAATATCAAGGATGTCGAGGAAGATATGACGCAGTCGATGAAACAGAGAAAAACAACAGCAAAGCCAGATGAGAAACGCAAGGAGCTGTCAAAAGCCGCGATAAAATCGTGCCAGAACATACAAACGCGCGTAACAATCACATTTGCATAAATGTAAGAAGTCCCAAATGTATCACTTCACCGTCGTCACATAAAAAGTATTTGCACACCGCACAGTGTTTTGTCAATATATAACTGTATATTGACAAACTCAGATATAAATTTTAATTGTTACTAATAACAAGCACTTACAATAATGTCCACAATCATCGAGCCCATTCTATCCGAAAACGGGTGCCGCAAATATACCGCATTCCCTATCCAATACCCCGATCTGTGGAACATGTATAAGAAGGCGGTGGCGTCGTTCTGGACCGTGGAGGAAGTCCCCCTTGGGCAGGATGTGATTGACTGGCGCGACAAGCTCAATGATGACGAACGTTATTTCATTAAGCACATTCTAGGCTTCTTTGCGTCGAGCGACGGAATCGTCATGGAGAACCTCCAGATGAACTTTTCCCACGAAGTGACAGTCCCAGAGGCTCGGCAGTTCTATGCATTTCAGACTTTCAACGAGTCTATTCATTCGGAGATGTATTCGTTGCTGATTGACTCTCTCGTATCGGACGAGAAAGAGCGCAACAGTCTGTTTGAGGCAGTGGAAACAATCCCCGCGGTAGGAAAGAAAGCCGCATGGGCGCAGAAATGGCTGAACCCCGACAGGACGTTTGCGGAACGCCTCGTCGCATGGATTTGTGTGGAAGGACTGCTCTTCTCGGGAAGTTTCTGTTCTATTTTCTGGCTCAGAAACCGTGGAGTGATGCCGGGACTGGGGCTCAGCAATGAGTTCATCAGCCGGGACGAAGGGCTTCATCAAATGTTCGGAGAGATGCTGTATTCCAAGCTCGAACACAAGCTCTCGTTTGACGAGGTTCGGAATATAGTATCAGAAGCCGTAGAGAACGAAAAGGATTTCATCTGTGATGCTATCCCATGTAGGATGGTTGGAATGAACTCCGACCTCATGAGCCAGTACATCGAATTCGTCGCTGATCGCATTTTCGTGGCACTGGGGCACCCGAAGTTTTACAACTCGACCAACCCCTTTGACTTCATGGAACTAATTTCTCTACAAGGAAAGACGAACTTCTTCGAAAAACGAGTGTCGGAATATCAAAGGGCAGGGATTATAAACACGGAGGACAACGTATTCGGCCTCGACGCCGATTTCTGATCAAGTTTGATGATAATAACTTAAATAATTGTACTTTAATGAAAAATAAAATATGAAAGAAATAATTTTCAGATGGGAGCAACTCGTGAACATGCTTGATATCATGGATGTAATCCAAACGAAAGTCGAACGTACTGAAATCTTTGTCGAAAAGCTCTGTTGGCATTGTTGCCATCCTATCCCAAAAGAGTGTAAAACTTTGAATTATCCATTTAAACTTCTCAACTCGGGAAAATTTCAGGTGGGTGGGCAGTTTTGCAGCTGGGAATGTATCAAAGGATATGCAAGAGATCATATGTCGAGAGTGATATCCGGAGTGCATCAAGTGAACATCAGACACTACAGGAAAATGATAACAGGCCTGACAGACCCAGTAATTCCGGCTCCTCCAAAATTGGTTCTGAAAGCATTCGGAGGTCACCTGGACATAGATGAATTTAGAAAACCTACTCTCGATATAGACTACACCATAAATTATGCGAAGACGATGATGACAGTCATATCATATGATACACAAGAATATAAATATGGAGACAGAGCTCATACCAGCGCGAGAATAAGCGACAAACCTATTCACATTGATACGACATCCGTCGTTAATGATAGCTTGAAACTTCGGAGACCGAAACCTGCGGTAAAAGGAAAATCTACGCTCGAACGTTCTCTCGGGCTCAACACATTCGGTAACTTGATCAAAACGATGTAATTACAACACCGTGTCGTCACTGGCCCTGTAATTCCTCGCGGCGAAGGCAGAGCTAGTTTGGCCCGGGAAAATATTGATATGGAATCTACTTTTAACATCAGTAATATACTCCATCATCCTCCGGTCGGCCGTTTCATACACGCGCGTGATGCTTTTTTCCATATCAAGGTCGTTGGGCAATCGCAGCTTTATTTCTGATATGTTGTATAGAACGTCGTCGCGAATAGAAAATAATTTGTTGATCTTGGAAGGCCCCATATGAACCATGTCGAAAGTTTTCTGATACTCTTTGTTGAACATATCCAAATGTTCTATCGAGTTTTTGTAGTAAGTCGGATATCTTGTTTTGAACTGTTCGAATTCTGGTATTTCTACCCCTCTCGGCTTCAAAGTTTTTGCAATGTTCTTGATATACCCCCGATAATTGTATATCACGATCAACAGAATCGCGAGGATGAACAACAACATTTTAATATAATCAAATATTTTTAAATCGCGTATAATACCATATCTGTTGGGTAAGTGTCATTTGATCCCGGCATTATCTGGTGTATATAACTCCGAAAATCACTTAAAAATTGTACCATAATAAGAACCACGCAAATATACATCTAAAATGTCCGCGGTTATTCTCACAACAGCCATGATCTGTCTCGCTGGAATTTCTTTCACATATATCGCGTACCTGTTTTTTCAAAAAGAACAATCTTCGACGGCCCCCACGCCACGGGTTGCAGTTATTACGGAATCTGAACAAAATACCGTTCCGTTTTCTTACAACGTCCCCGTTGACAGTCACATGAACTACAAGAACGATGTTGTCATCGTGGTAGAGCACCCCGACGAGCGAGTTGCAATCGGGATGGTGCCTCGGTAATGTAAAATATATGCCAAAAAATTGATTTTATACTTTAAGTATGACAATTCTGACAGCACAGGAGGCGCAGCAAATCAGACTCGCAAAACGGCAAGTCAGCCACGAGACGTATAAGATGCTCTTTGGGGCGGCTCTGCAACTCGTTACACGCCGTGCAAATGCAAATGAAACATCCGTTATTTATAAAATTCCACATTACATACTCGGAAGACCGACCATAAACGTGAAGCACGCCGCGAGGTATATATCGGAAAAACTGGCGATTTACGGATACAAAACCAGATTTTACGAAATAAACGATACATTTTTTGTCAACATCGATTGGAGCATCGAAAAAGTGATTGTGCCAAAGAAGCCCAGAGACGTAAAACGCCCCAAGGTCATAGACACTTCGATTCAAAGCAATCCAGCGGAGGCCGTGAGAAGGATGGAGCTCATCAAGCTCGCTCTGCAAAATTCTATGAAGAAATGATATCACACAATTCTGATATCACTGCAATTAAACCATTCCTCTGGCACCATATATCTGAAACATTTGGAAACTCCGGGACCACAATACTTCTTTGGGGTGTTTCCAGGGCAACACGAATTTCCCGTAACCCAATGCCATTGTAAAACGCAGTGCTTGCATTTCAGCCCTTTGGGAAGCTGATACTTCACCGTGATTTTTTCTTCGTTACCTTTCAAAAACGAATACACTCCTTTTCCATCAACGCGGCGAAGCACGTTTCTATCAAAACACCGCTGTGTTGTAAATAATTTTTCTTTGGATTTTGATATATCATCTGGAATATCACAAATACTGAAAGACATCATTCCTTGATGATTTGCAGAGAATGATAGCTTTATGGCAATCGTGCTTCCAGATTTATAAGTTCTCGAGATTTTCCCCTTGGCTGACTTTCCTCCAGCTTCGTGATCTTTCTTTGCGTTCCACGGGTCTCCACAGACCCCGTATCTGGCCTTCGACCGGACACCGTTATACATGACTGAGACGCCTCCCGCGTTCAAACAGTCGGGACAATTATCTGAATTTGAAAGAACGTTTCGCGCGGGTGGGTCACGCACGCTCCCATGTCCACTCGCGACAGTCAGAAATGACAGCAATACACACATATACTTCACGACCATCGTGATTTGTATTGATATGGGGCGCGTTGTTAAGTTAGTTTTTCGATGATATGAATATTGCGTGTAAAATCATATTTTAAAATATATATGTAATACTATAATATGTCCGCAAATCAAAAACTAAGCCCTTTGCTCGTGGAAGCGAAGGACGAATATATCAAGCAATTAGCAGACGTTGTCGCCCCCTTTTCTATTAACACGGTCAACCAGCTTTACATGGCGGCGAAGAAGAACGCTGGTTTCGGAAAACCGACCAGAGAGTTCCAAGCAAAACTCCGTGAGATCCCCCTGTGGAACCAGAGCATGATCGACGCTCAGGTTACTGCGATCACTAACAAGTACAAATACTTCCCGGAGCTCGTGGCAGCAGCGTTCGTGTCATACGTGAAAATTCTGTCATCGGTGAAGATCCACAGCCACAAACCTCACATTCAGTTAAAACTACCCGCCGACGACGTGTTCGTGCACAAAGTTTTCGTGAACGTTGCAAAGACCTTTTATCTCGACCCCGCACTGGTGAAGGCACCTCGCGAGGTCCGTCTGGCGATCGTTCGCAATGCCGTGGAGACGTCCGTTCGCGAACTGCTCCCGACCGAGGACATCCTGCGCGCTTATCTAGGAGGATCCGTGGATGCAGATGGTGTCCAAACCGATCAGATCGACGGCGAGGAGATAGACCTGAGCCCCAGCCCGGAAGACGTCGTGGAAACCGGTTCCCCCGCCAACAGCGTTTCTTCTAGTCTGGAAGCGGTCAGTGCACTGGGCGATCCTCAAATTAGCACGTCCCCTGCGCCATCTTACGCCGCACAAATACCGATGGAAGCAAACAATGCTGCCGCGGTAGCACAACTACAAAGTCTTCTCCAGCAAACAGCACCGCCTCCCGTCCCGATGTCTCAACCACTCCCGAGCGTGAGTCCTAGCCCGATGCCCCAAATGCAACAGCAACAGGGCCCTCCGGTGATCCAGGTCCCTCGCGCAAACCCGGCCTATGGGGCATTCGTATCTCCTCAGATGCGTGGCCTAGGTCTAGATGGCGCGTCGGGTGACCAGTTTTTTAGTTGAAACTAATTGAACATTGAAAAGGTAGTTTGTCGATACGAATATAAATGTGTTTTTATCAATAATTCAAACATTTTGATAAAAAAATACATATGATACAATATAATGACCTATAAACTTCCAAAATACCAACAGAAATCTTTTTTTGACAATGTGAAAGTATGGTGCACCGAACACAAGTTATCTGTGGCGGTTGTTTTTGCTGGTCGTGCTACACGTTACCAAGATAGTTATCAGTGGTTCAAAGAGCTCGCGGAGAGATATGACGTGGATTTTTATTGTTCTCTAAACTCGGATAGTAAACCATACGAGGAATTTATCGAGATGTACAACATAAAGAAATCTAATTTTGAGATATACACGCAACCACCCCTGTCCGCGGCAAACGTATCCGGAGGAAGCAACAGATTTTCGATGTTTTATAATATTAAAAAGGGAGTTGAATTGATATCAGAGGATGAGTATGACATCGTGATATACGCGAGAACAGATTTGAGATATTATGAAAAGCTCATACTGACCGTAGGTGGCGATAATGATATTTACATACCCGAAGGATCTGATTGGGGCGGGACTAACGACCAGATGTGTTATGGTTCTCCTCGTGCCATGAAAACGTATGCGTCTTTATACGACAACATATATAAATATTCCCAAGATATAATGGAAGGCACCAATCCTGAATCGTGGGTGAAACATCACATTAAGAACGTTGGGTTGACTGTACACAGATTTGATTTAAAGTATGATCTCAACCCAAGGAGACAAGAACCGATGGTGTAAAATTTTAATTATAAAATATCATAATTAGTGTATACTATGACAATCAAGGCAATCATATTCGACTTGGATGGTGTTTTGTTTGACGGAGTAGATTTGCACCTGACAGCATTAAATAAAGCACTGAGTTCTGCAGGCGACAAATACGTTATTTCTTCTCAGGACGAGAAACGATTCAACGGCCTTCCCACGAGAGTAAAATTACAACGGTTGACTGAAGATCGAGGTCTTCCTCAACACATGCACGAAACAATATGGAAGCAGAAACAGCAAATTGTGTTGGACGTCATTCAAAATATGGGAAAAGATGAGGAAAAAATTAATGTTTTAAAAAACCTCAAAGCACAGGGATACAAAATAGCAGTGGCGTCTAATTCCATAAGAGATACCGTCGAGACGGTTATCATTAAAAAAGGTCTCGTGGAATACGTCGATCTTTACTTGTCTAACGAAGATATCAATAAACCCAAACCAGACCCAGAGATTTATACAAAATGCTTACAGAAACTCGAAATAAAACCCACCGAATGTGTGATAATAGAGGACTCGTTCGTTGGCAAGACGGCTGCAAATGCCAGCGGCTGTCACGTCTTGCCTGTTCGTTGTCCAGAAGACGTCACATTGGATAAAATCGAACAATATATTATATACATCAACAATGGTGGTGATACTAAAAAGATCAATATTGTTATACCTATGGCAGGCCTCGGATCTAGATTCGCAAATGTCGGATACAAGCTTCCCAAACCATTGATAGACGTAAATGGGAAGCACATGATCCAGGTCGTGGTTGAAAACTTGAATATAAATGCACGATATATATTCATTGTCATGAAAAAACATGCCGACGAATACAACTTCGATGAGATTCTCAAAGAGGTCACATGTAACAATTATGAAGTAAGAACTATCGACAAACTCACAGAAGGGTCGGCATGCACCGTATTAACGGTTCGTGATTTGATCGATAACGATGCCCCACTGATCTTGGCTAACAGCGATCAGTATCTTGATTGGAACCCTTACGAGTTTCTCGTGAAATCTCTTGGCGTCGATGGAGTGATATCGTGCTTCGAAGCCAACCACCCCAAATGGTCTTACGCCAGAGTGAACAACAACATGCAAGTGACTGAGGTCGCCGAAAAACGTGTGATATCAAACCTGGCAACTACGGGGATATACTACTTTTCCAGTGGACGCGAATTTATAAGAGGCGCGGATTCGATGATTTCTAAAAACATTCGCACGAATAATGAATTTTATAACTGCCCGATTTATAATGAAATTATCCAAGAGGGAGGTGACGTCCGAGTTCACATGTGCGATAAAATGTGGGGCATTGGAGTGCCAGAGGACCTAGAATATTATTTACAATATCATAAATGATACATGTATAAAAAGATGTTTTGTCGATACGAAGAGATCACTCCTACCGACAAAATTAAAATCAAGCGAATTTGTTTTTATGTATTTGAACGTAATCGCTGCAAACTCCGTGTATTATATTTATATTTTTCGCTAAATACTCAGGATCATTTGCCATCTCGGGCATGACACAAATAGCCCCTTCTACGAGAGTAGTCCCGGGATATGCCCAAATAAAACCCTTCGACGTGAGAGTATAATCATCGGTATCATGAAAAAAAGTATTGAAATTATTTTCAACGAGCCACTTTAAAGCCTGAATATTTTTTGCATGACACCACAAAACATTTCGACGTTTTTCCAAGAAATTATTGTCGATTTTGTATTGTGGTTCATCATGGCCTAAAAAAATTTCATATCCATTGATCCAGACATCTATTTCTACGTCGAACCCGGATGCAATTGAATTGTCTATGTGGTCGGGGTGATTCTCGTTCAAACTCGGTCCGGTTAAATTACCACGGTGAGCTATGAATCTCATAATACAATAAATCATTATTTTAGAGGAGATTCTACATCTTTCCAGCAGATCCAAAACCTTCGAAGTCCGCCGGCATGCGTGTTAGTGTTCTCAATGTCCCAGTCATATCTGTGATATTCGGCATTCAAAATAGGGTCTTTTATGAGTTTAAATTGAAACCCGTTTTTTTCCAAGACTTTTTCAACGTATGCCGGCGACGGACGAATACCTCTCGCGTTGAATGCCTGGTCATATCCATCTTCATTGATTGATACAAAAAAAGCACTATCGTCCGAATCACAAACTTCCGTTTCTAAAAGCAGTACATTGCATTTACGTGAAATTTTTTCTAAATGATTTTCTATTTCATTTAAATGGTATAGCAACCCCCAGTGTACAATTATATCATATGCCTCTTGTATATCGTCTTTATCGGCGTCCAATATACACGTTTTTATATGAGGATATTTTTCATTTACCGTTTCTAGATATCCTTCTCTTGCATCAGAACTCGTTACGATAGCCCCGAGATCGTGAAATTTGTTTCCTATGTCGGCGTGACCACAACCGAGCTCTAGCAGAGTTTTGGACTTGAAAAACCCTGGGGTGATATACTTGGAAATCCCATTCATCCTAGATGTTCTCCACTCGTTATAGTGCCCTTCAAACATTGTTATCAATCCAATATATAAAATTCATAAATTATTTACAATTTTTTTAAAATACACATTATATTCACAGTCTGTGGGGTCGTTGCCGTGGACTCCGGTTATTTCAAAGCCGTTTGATGTCAAAAAAGTTTCGACATTAGCCAATGTGTTCTCATCTTGTCCGACATAAATGCTTTTATTGGCGTCAATCACAGTTTCGACCACGCCTTCTTGAACGTTGCTGATATATTTCCCAAGACTTTTGAGAACATCCAAATCGACGCCTTGTGCATCTATGTGTATAAAATCTATGATTTCATGTTCCAATCCATTTTCTTCGATGAATGTATCTAGACGCGTGGTTTCGACATCGTACGATTCGCCAGAAAACTGTACATCTGTGCGAGCTGCAGACCAGGTCTGAATTAATTCATGATCGGGACGAAACGGTAATATAGAACTCGCGCCGCCAGATTTACATATATTAAATCGAGTTGTTCCATTTTTCAGCGATACTGCTTTAGGGATTACGGTGTAATTTTCAAGGTTCTTTGTTTTATCAAAAAGAGTTGAGAATAGATCTTTCTTGGGTTCGAAAGTGTATACTGTATACCCTTGACCGTGATATCTCAAACTATCTCGACCATCAAATGCGCCTATCTCGATCAAAAGCTTCATTTCGTATACGCATGTATATATTATAAAATACGTATATTTACGAATGTCTGTCGGGGTTGAGATCGTATTCCAAATCGAACCTGTGAACTGTCAACCCAAAGGTCTCGATGTGATGCTCTAGGCATTCCTCCGGTCGAACATCATTCTTATCATTTTTTAAAGTGGAGACATATGTAGCAATGTTTTCATATAACGATGCGTATGTTTTCATAGCGCCAGGGGAACCGTAACACATCTGATCGTTTATTCCCGTGTAGTCATGACCACATGGAATAAAAATATCGTTATCACCGCTTAACGTAAACTCGATATTCTCCTCATATAGCATATCTGTTCTGGCATACATTATAATATCATATTCGTTCGCAGGTACCAAGTCAACTCCCTTCATCAGATTATAAAACATCGATAGTTGATTGGGACCACTCGCAATTTCTATTTCGTCGGGTGCTTGATAAATTTCAAAGTTGTATTTTTTTATGTCGAACATTTTAATAAAATCTTCATATGGTTTAATATCCGAATTTAACGAACAATAGAAATGCACGTCGTGCCTTCGGGCAATCTCCTTGAACCAATGTAAACTATCTTTGTAGCAAGTAGCGCGACCGGCAAAAACAATCGCAACTCTGCGGGGATTTTTATCTGTACATATCACCGAACTCATGCTTTCAGTTATCGGGGAGGCCACGTTTTTCCAACAAATCCAAAATCTCCGCAACCCGTCGCGGCGTTTTTTTGTATTAGTTATTTCCCAATCATACGAATGAAAGCCAGAATTCAAAATCGGGTCCTTCACGAGTTTAAATTGAAATCCGTTTTTTTCTAATACTTTTTCGACATACGCCGGCGACGGACTGATACCAGTACCGCTGAATGCCTGGTCGTACTCTTTCTCGATAGTTGTTATAAAAAAAGCACTGTCGTCCGAATCACAAACTTCCGTTTCTAAAAGCAGTACATTGCAATTACGTGAAATTTTTTCTAAGTGATTTTCTATTTCTGTTAAATGATACAACGTTCCCCAGTGTAGAATTACATCATATGTATCTTCTAAATCGTCTTTATCAGCATCGAATGTGAGTGTTTTGATATGAGGTTTCGTAGAATTCACTACTTGTAAATGTTCCATTCTTGCGTCCGCACCTGTTACAATAGCCCCCCATTCGTGAAATTTTTGTCCTACATGAGCATGACCACATCCCATTTCTAGCAGAGTTTTAGACTTGAAATATCTTGGATATACATATTTCTTCAGACAATTCACTCGAGAGTCTATCCAATCCTTATAATGACCGTCGAACATTTATAAACTCCGACTTTATTTTTATGGCTATATTTACGCAGGATAACCGCTGATTTCTAACACAAGGATAAGATATGTAAGTTGACTTTGTTTGTCATTTGACCCAGGAAGTATTTTCGATACTTATACAGACATCGGATGGTATTGATACCAAAATATTTCACTCTCAATCATGAGCTCTCCAGCTTTCTCAGACATCATTAACTTCGATGATGATGATTTCAAGCGTTTTCTGGCCGATAACGATATGCCATATATAGACATTGACACCCTGTCTGCTCTTGCGAATGATATCATGACCGACACCTCTCATCCTAAGAAGAAGAAGATTAACGATCCGTCTGATCCGGATAACATCACCATCGTCGAAGATTGTGATATGACTGTCGGCGGAGAGCGCGTCAAGACGGATCGTCGCAATGCCAACAAGAAGTTCGCAGTTCGTGAGTGTCTCGGACAGAACGACAGAAAGCGCTTCGCAGACAGCATGAAAGTAGACTCCATCTCGATCCCGACAGTGAGACTGTATGATGAACAGGTGTTGGACACGAGCAGGATCTCTGATGAGCTACTCAGAGTCGGAACTCAGGCTCGCGGGTTGAGCACGATTGTCCTTTCAAGGGCATCGCTGGCGGTCAACATTTCTTTCGCAATGTCCGAGGCACATGGAGTTTCTCTGGCGGATGATTTGTCCGTGTTCGAGAAGATCGCACATATCGTGAAGCTGATAGGTCACGTGATGCCGGTCTTTGGCCAGATCAGAAAGCCACCCTCCACAGGATTGGGAGACAAGTCAAAGATCTATCAGAACCACAGACAGATAACTGACGAGTATCATTCGTTCGCTTTCGAACCCGTTCTGATATCAACATCCGGAGATGCCCCCGGAGACTCCGGGGAGATTGTTGCACAGGGGATTATCGTATCCAACAAGGGAGTTAACTTTCCAGTTGGCGATGACAGGAGGGTGACTCTCGGGAGGAAGGCAGAGTTCGAGGAGAGCCTCGCGTGGGTGCTCATCACACACGTGTATGTGGTGGCATCTTACGCGGCAATCGGTCCACCGGCTACCAAGAAGAAGGGAGACAGTTACGAGATCGTGAAGACAGACCACAGAAACTTGTACGAAGATATCTTCAAGTGGGAAGCCTTCATGCAGCACAAGACGCATCTTCGTGGTTGCGGTGTGTCTCTGTTCGGTTTCACGGATACAAAACAAACCGGCAAGGATATGGCTCGCAGATTGGTTCCATGGAGTATTGCTCACGCCGCGGATACATTGGCATGGTTTCGCGAGAACGATCGGTTGGATGCTTTCCTGATGGAGGCCGATATGACGTCTGTGAAACGCGCTTCCGGTCGCGAGGATATGCCATCTGGCATGGACATGCGTCGTTTCCTGCTCCTAGAATTTCTATTGATTGGAACACCGTTGGAACCGATGCTCAGAGGCGAGAGAGTCATATTTCCCTTCCAGGCACCAATCATTCTCGGCGGTGGCAATGGTCTTTACAGACGTCTTCATGAACACCGCTTCAAGATATAATACAATATACATATCATGTAAACTCAGTTTGTCGATACGAGCATATCATATTGTCAAATGTCATATAAATATACACACGCCAGAGGAACATCACATATAAAATGTCAACATCGTCAATCTTGAAGTCGGACGCAAACTTGTACATTTATATAGCGGATAAAAAGAACTTTGATGACATCACACTATCGTGGTACAAAACGAGTGGAAAGTTTGACAGAAACTCGTATGGCAGATGGCTTGAATCGAAGTTCAAGACACAATTGATCCGAGCGTCCGTCGATAAT